CGCCCGTTTCTTCGTCCGTGTACCACTCCCAAAATATGCGCCCATTGATGTCATACGCTTGACCATCAAACCTATCTGCCTGCTTGAACACGTGACTGCATCGTTTGTTCTGAAAAACACCTTCGCTAACCTCACTCCACTCCCAATCTTCTCCAGTCAGCGGAACAATTGGCTCGAACGATGCAAGCTTTGTGAACAGCTTGATTGCGTATGGTGCGCTACTTCCAGAATGGCCTTCTTCAGAAAAGACTTTTAGTAATTTAAGTACACCACTACAGAGGGCTTCTTGCATTTCGTTTTTAAACTTACCTTCGTTATCCGTCCAACCTGCCGCCCGAAATTCCATCAATGCGTGTTTTTGTAAATTGCTCATGGCGCACCCCTTTCTCTCACCAACAACGCAGCGGCTAACGTGCCATAGCCATCAATCCCTGCTTGCTCGACAACCTTGGCACACGCCTCACGTTCAGTCTTCACGCCATTCATCAGCGCACGGTTCCAGCCATCTGCAACCTGCCAGTCAAGTTCTTGCAGCAAGTCTTCAAGCGTATCCCCGTGACCTGTGGCATAGCTGCGCTGAATCATCCATTTGGCTACCTTCTCACGCTCTGCTTCTCTGGCTTCGCGCTCGATCTCTTGCACCGTCCTGCCATCACCGTCTTTGGCTAGTGCCATACCTTTCCACTTCTCAAGCGTCAGGAGTTCGTGTTTCAGTTTCTCACGCTCTGCTGCTGCGACTAGCTTGGCAAATTGTTTTAAGGCATGGTGTTGGCCCTCAGCCGGATACGGTAAAAACTCGCTTATCATTTTGCTTAGTTCTTCTTCGGTCATTTCTCCCTCGCTTGCATCATTGCGTCGGCCATCTGATATGCGCCCTTCGCAAGGTCTTTTACAACTTCAGCCTTGCGTAGTTCCAACATTATTGGATCATGGGTAAGAAAAGCCTGTATCACCTTCGCCGCAAAATAATCGCGCAGGTCCATGCCCTCGCTATCGTCAAACTTGTTTACCGCTTTCAATGGAAATGCTTTCATCAAATCCTCCGTTGGCAATTAAACGCCTGTATGTCAGCGCGGAAGCTCCCAGCAAACTTGCAATCACTCACAATCCGCCCCTCCGCCATCACCCCACCAATCCACAACCCTATAAAGAACAACACCACCGCAGCAAGCGACTTGGCCCACAAAGCATTTACCCACGCCCACGCAGTTTTAATGTACGAAGTATCAAACGGCATCATTTTCTCTCCCATTATTTGTCTTCCATCTTGTATGCATCTTTGTACGTACGCGCCGTCCCCGACCAATACGCACCACGCGGCGCATGGACAAAGACCCGCTGCTCAAGGGCCCTGTCCTTCGGCCCATTAAAAAAACTCTCCGGCGATAACGTCATCACCAAATTGATCGCATCATCAATATGCGTACGGTCTTTAGTCATCTCAAAACGCTTGTAACCATTCATCAACATCTCACGGTATTTCATCTCCAACATGGCATTCTCCTTAATCAATCATTCTGATATTCGACGAACTCAAACACACCCTTGTGTGAAAGTCATACATCGTCCCCGTAATGGCATCGATATACACTTTCTGCCACTCTTCCTTCTTTCCCCGCGACTTCTTAGGCTTCTCATGCCGCCAATCATAAGGACCACGATCCTCCTTACTTACCTTTTCCTCGTCCTCCTCGTCTCGTGACCATATCTTCACCTCAGCAATGCAAAATTTACGCGTCTCACGGCCCAAGATACTTTCAATCTTCATCTTCACCTTCGGGGCCCGACGCAATAACACCATGTCCGTTTCCTTCACACAGCCATAGCTGTGCCGTATCTCACGCGCTTCTGTCATGTCCTTGCTCCTTTCTCTGCGCCAGCCTCTCGGCCGTCTTAGCCACGCAACTGCGGCATATCCAACGCTTGGCCTTTCCAAAATAACGGAACTCGCCACCCTCCTCCACACGATCAAATTGACACGTCGTGCAGAACCGTTTCTTCACCCGCTCTTCCATCACCGCTTCCTGTACTCAAAATCCTTCGGATCAAACGACGACGTACCACCGCCCTCCCAGACAATATGAATCATGTCCGCCAACACGTACCAACACCCATTCGTGTTCGGGCCCGCAGGACTCGTCGCAATTACCATCCGCCCATGCTCCGCACCCTTCAATGAGCACTTGTGCGCCAGCAGCAAAATCTTCCCGCCCGCCTGATTCTTTAATTCCATCCACTCTTCGGCCGCCGCCCCGGCTACCAACGGCAACAGCAACGCCATCCCAACAATTAACTTCTTCATGACAATTTCCTCTCTCCCTTCTTAAACGCCACCTGCTCAGCAATAATCAACGCCCTCTCCGGCGTGTAATCCACCAAGCTCTCTATGTCCCCACACTCAGGACACCAATTCAACCCCTCACCACTAAAAGAACACTGACCACCCGGAATCTCCGACCAATCATCAATAAAGCCACACTTGTAGCAAATCGCTAACTCCCACTCGTCCAGATTCTCTATCTCCGCAGGATTCACGCCACGCGAACCATTGTGCTCACTCATAACAATTCCCCCAATTCCGTCTCAATCAAGTCCTCGTAATACCCTAATAAACGAGGATTCCTATGCACCGCCTCGTCCGCATCCTTCCAAAGGGTTTTACTCGGCTGCAAAATGTCAAATACCACCTCTCGATAGCCGTAACAATCTATATCACTGTCCGCGACCCACGGGTCAGCACCCCCGGGCAATACCGTGAAATGGATCACGCCCAACAAACAGGGCATGTCGTTGTACTCCGATTCGATTAGATACTTATAGCGAATGGCTGCTCTCATGTCATACCCCGTGTAAGAAAAGCGATATAACAATTACTGCAATTGCGCAGCCAATGATTGCACCAAGAATACCTGCGATTAAGGTTACGATTTCATCAGGGTCCATGCTGTGCTATCCTTTCTGTGTTGGTGGTTGGTTGGTTAGTTATGGAACGCGGACCGGGGACCGGGTAGTAATTACATAGGTTTCACGATTTACCGGAGTTATGGTAAGGCATGAATGGTATTGATGCAAGGAAAATCTTTGTGGGGATTAGATCGAAAAGTTATGGAAACGCGGTTTTTTATATGTTTGAAGGGTTCCCTATAGAACTTTTTTCACTAAGAAATTATTTTTGATTTTTTTTTGTGAAATTAGGCGTAATAGACGTAATGCCGTAATAAACGAGTACTGGTGCGGGTTTTCAGACTTACGTTAGCATCACGTTTATATTTAGGAAACGTAAGAAATACAAATATTCAGGGGGGACCCGTGAGACTGCTTTTTTTGTTTCATTTTTTTTTCTTAGTCAAAAAAAGTCTATAGGAACCCTTGGATTGGTTTGGGGGTTGGTGTTCGGAAGTTTCCTTGACTATACGAGTTTCGCTGCGTAATATCTAGGCAGTTGGTTTAGGAGGTTATACGATGTATGAAATTGATCAGAATGTAGAGATTCCAGCGAGTCGGACGCGGTATCCGTTTCCTGACATGGAGCCCGGCGATAGCATTTTCTTTTCAACGGAACGACAGGCTATCTCGGCGCGTGTAGCGGCCGTCAGGTACGCTGCCAAGTACAAATCCGATTGGAAGTTCACCCTGCGTAGGATTGAAGACGGTTGGCGCTTGTGGAGGCTTTCGTAATGCCAAAGAAGGATGTTTGGAACGTCCCGCCTGTGGTGCCGAAGAAGGCCGCGCAGCGGATGTCTGAAAAGGTGCCGTCGCTGTCCTCTTTGAAGACAATGACGGGCCGCAAGCGGATGGTCACGCCCAAGCATTGGAAGTTCATTACCGAGTACGTATCAGGCGACGGCCGGGTGACGATGAAGGAAGCGGCTATTCGGGCGGGCTACAACGAAAAAAGCGCTTCTGTTATCGCTTGGCAGTTGACTAACCCGGACATCAATCCGCACGTCGTTGCGGCTATCCAGCAATACCGGGCCGAACTGGCTTCGAAGTACAACACGTCGTATGAGCGGCATATGAAAGACCTGCAGCTAATTCGCGATAAGGCGCTGGAGGCGGGCGCTTTTGCTGCTGCTGTTCAGGCTGAGTATCGGCGGGGGCAGGCATTGGGGACGATTTACGTTGAGCGGAAGGAAATCCGGCACGGCACTATCGATTCAATGAGCAAAGAGGAAGTACAGCGCAAACTTGACGAGTTGAAAAAACTCTATGGCGGCCCTCCCCCCACCGCCATAATCGATCTGGAGCCCTCAGACGTGCGTGAGAGCGCCGAAAAGGACGTGGACCCTGCTTTCACCCTCCCGGTGGAAAATCCGCCTCCTGACGTGTTTGAGAGGCTTTCAGAGGACGATGGCGAGGAAACCTGAATCTGTTTTTTCGGATTATGTCCGGGAGCGGTTGCGAGATGTGGATATATCCCGCGTTGAATCGGTGGCCAATCTTGGCTTTCCTGATATGGTGGTGGCCGATAAGCTTGGCGGCGGCCGCGTTGGCTTTTTGGAAAATAAGGTGGTGCGGCGCGGATTAAAGGTTGACGTTCGGCCGCATCAAATCTCTTTTCTTTTTCGCCATTGGTCCTATGGGTGCCCGGCCTTTTTGCTTGTGAAGCATTTGCCTATTGGGAAGCGAATCGGCTTAGTTTTTCTCTATCACGGTGGCCAAGCCCCCGATGTTGCTCTCGAGGGCTTGCGCGTTGCGCCCGTGCGCCGATGGTCCTCTGATGCTGTGGATTGGGAAGAGCTTAGAAAATTGCTATTAGGAATTGAAAAACCATAGGAAAAATAAACTGTAATTGATGCGCGGAAAGTGTATCATGTGGTTGTCGGGTTGTCCGACTATTAGAGAGGATAGAGAGATGCTGAAGACTGTCGCGATATCAGGGAACCGAAAAACCGGCCCGATTGCTGTTACCTACCGATCAGGTGAACATCAGACTTATGGCACGTGCCCGAAAACGTGTGGCTTACACCCAAAAAGCGAAACCGGCGCGAATCAAATTGATTCGGAATACTTGCAGGCTATATCTGACGCGGTGCCGCGTAACGGCAAGGCGTGGACTTATTCTCACTTTGCCGCTGATGCGCTGCCGCTCCCGGCCGAGGGGAAAACCGTCATTAATGCTTCGTGCGATACCACGGCCGAAGCGGTTCGGGCTTACTCACTCGGCCGCCCGGCCGTATATGCTGCCCCGGAAAATACACAGTGGCCGCAAAAAATCGAGGGGGTTCGCTTCGTGCGTTGTCCGGCCGAATTGTCGGATTCATTCACTTGCCAGCAATGCGGCGATGGTAGCCCGCTATGCGCCCGGCCGACTCGGGATTACGTAATCGTTTTTGTTGCGCATGGCACTGGTAAAAAACGTGTCGGCACTGGTGAGGGGGGTTGTTATGCTGCAAGCGGCCCGACCGCTATACAGTGGCATGGCACCAAAAAAACCGGCGCGGCTAATGATGCCGAGGCGCTTCGCGCTTTTGCTCGTTCGCTGCCCCCGGGTTCGCTGTTGCGTCATCATGTGGCCGGAGATATCGGCCGAGAGGTAGCCGCATGATTATTCTGTTAATCGTTATTTTTGTGGTTTTGTGGTGGCTTGCTGATCTCGGGAGCTGGAAATAATCGGCGCTCAATAGTTGATTGAAAAAATCAATTAGCTAATATTCCCGGAATATTGGATTATTCAGACATCGGCCGGTGGCGGCCGTTTTTAGAGAGGATAGAGAAATGGCTCACATGATTGATCAAACAACCGGCCGCGCTGCAATTGCTTACGCTGGACAAACCCCATGGCACGGCCTCGGCCGCCAATTGTCGGAAGGCGCGACAATTGAACAATGGACTCAGGAGGCCGGGCTAGGCTATACCGTCGAGACCTCCGATGTTCAATACGTCACTCCGGCCGTCACTGGCTTGCAGGTTTGGCCTGATCGCAAAGTATTGACACGCTCAGACACAGGTGCCCCGCTGGCAGTGGTGAGTAAGGATTACAACGTGGTCCAGCCCGGGCAAGTGATGGACTTTTTCCGCAAGCTTTCCGACATCGGCGGGTTTCAAATGGAAACGGCCGGGGCGTTATCTGACGGCCGCCGGGTTTGGGCGCTGGCCCGTGTTGGTGATGCTGCCCCGGTGGTAGATGGTGACTTAGTGAAGCCGTACCTATTACTCGGTACCAGCTACGACGGCACAATGGCCACGATTGCAAAATTCACCGCTATCCGGGTGGTTTGTAATAACACCATCACCCCGGCCGTTAACGGCCGCGCTGATGAGACGGACAAGGGTTATCTAAAATCAAGTGTCCGGGTTTTGCACTCCGAGCGGTTCGACGCTGATGCGGTTCGCCTGCAGCTTGGCATCGTCGCGAATCAATTCGAGCGGTTTATTGTTCAGTCGCGCCAGCTATCGCACATCCCTATGTCGGCTACTGATTCCGATTTATTCATTTGCGAATTATTGAAGCCTTATCACCAGAGTAAGCTTGATATCAGAGAGACCAAAGCATACAAGCGGGTTTTGGACTTGTTCGAAAACCGCAAGGCTATCGGTTCCGACATCCCGGGTGTTGCTGGTACCCGTTGGGCGATGCTCAATGCTGTGACGCAATTGGTAGACCACGAGCGCGGCCGCTCGGACAATACGCGCCTCGAATCAGCGTGGTTTGGCACTGGTGCGGCGCTTAAAAACCGGGCGCTGGAATTGTTAAATTCTGCAGCGTGATTAAGTAACAATTCATTTTTGCGGTTTTCCCTATGAGCGCCGGGTTATCTCGGCGCTTTTTTCCGCTTAATCTGCCACTGGTAAACCTGCCCCCGGGCCTCGGTCCCTCCACCGCTCGTCGCTGGCCGGTGGTCCTCGGGCCCCGGCCGGTTGCCCTTGGCCCGCGTTGCGCTGGCCGTGGACTATTGACTCGCGGCAATAGTTCCGTTACATTATCGGAACCGGCCCGCCGGTTCCGATAAGCTTTTGAGAAAGGATAGCGAAATGAAAAACCTATATTTTTTGCGCATTGATAATGACTCGCTTGATGATGCCCGCGCTTACCAGACACTGGCCGGTGCCAAACGTGCTTTCCGCATTGTCGCGGCCGAACTCTGGCGCTATGGCCAAGCCTGCAGTGCGACAGTGCATATTGCGCCACGGCCCGCCGAGCTTGCTGAATATCCGGATTATGTTTTGATGCTCGGCCCGCGCGGCGGGCTGCAGGTGGACCGGGCCTGATAAACTATTGACGCGCGTCAATAGTTCAGATACATTATCGGTACTGGCTAGCCAGTACCGATTGACAACCTAGAGAGGATAGAGAGATGAGCAAATACGAATTAGCCGCCAGCATCAAAGTAGGAATTTTCGCTTCCCGCGATACACTCGAAGAGGCTTTCGAGTACACCGAGACGATGTTCAATTCAATGCCCGATCCGGCCCACCGGGCTGCAGCGCGGACCGCGCTGCACGTGATGTTGAACTCGGTGGCCAAGCAAATTATCGCGTTGCCCGATCCGCTGCCGCTGCCCCCGGCCGAGGTTCGCATCTCGGTGGAGGATAATCCTGCGACTGGCACCGAGGCGCGGCAAGACCTGCAAAGTGTGCTCGAGCCAGTGATGGTATCGGTGCCGCGCGACGAGTTGAACCGCATCATCGACGCGCGTGTCAGCGAATGGCTAGATGACCGCTTCGATAGCATGGCCAGCGAATGGTTCAACGACAATGTCGATATCGATGAAAAGGTGCAGGAGTATCTCGACAGTGAGGTGGACTGGACTGACATTGTGCGTGACCAGCTCTGCCACAATCTAACGCTCAGTGTATCGGTTGAGTAATAGAGTATTGACGGCCGTCAATAGTTCGGGTACATTATCGGTACTGGCTAGCCAGTACCGATAAACCCTAGAAAGGATAGTGAGATGAAGACCACCAAAGTAAGCACCATCAAGATCGGCGGAATTGAATTTGCAATTCCGCCCGGTATGACTGACAAGGAAGTTGCAGCATTCTGCGGAATTGCGCTGCAATTCCGCAAGCTAGATTATTTCCACGCCAACGATTACCGCAAGCCCTTCACCTATTTCGACGGGTACGTCGAAGTGTCACGCGGTACGCGTGACACTTTCGAGACCGAAGAGGAAGCCCGCGCGGCCCGCGATGCGCGCAACGCGGAACTCGAGGCGGCCGAGAAGGCGAAGGCCGAAGCCTGATACACCAGACCGGCAGCGCCGGTCTGGATCACCGAACCCGGGCCGTGGCCCGGGTTTTTTATTGCCTGCTACTCTGCACACTATCAGCGCGGCCGCGCTGATAGATACAATTGTCTTGACTTATAGGCCGGGCGCTGCCCGGCCTATAACAGCGCAGCACCCAGCACACGCACCCGCCCCCTGTCCAATTGCATATGACTATCGGCTATAGCTGAGCGATAGCTTGACATTCCCCGTGTCGCGACACGGGGAATGAGATAGAAGGAAGGGGGGAGGGCCATTTTCAGACCCGTCAGCTCAGGCTCAGCCTTCGCCCAGTTTTTGGCCCAAGACAGGCACAGGAAAACCTTTTTATTTACCCCCACCCCCATAAAACCACCCCTTTGTTTGTACAATGCGAACATGGGGTATATATTAGGAAACTATGAAACCTGATGAAATCGAAGCAGAACGCTTGCGCCTCGAGCTACGGCTCTCGCTCCTCGAAGCTCGAGAAAAAGCATCGTCTAACTTCTTAGACTTCTGCAAGTACGTCTGGCCAGAAATGCTGGTGGGTGAACATCATCGCCGTATAGCGAAGGCCCTTGACCGCGTTGTGTCAGGCGAGTGCAAGCGTCTGATGATCGCGATGCCTCCCCGTCATGGCAAAAGCCAGATGGGCAGTTACCTGTTCCCCGCGTATCTAATGGGTAAAAAGCCGGATTCGAAATTGATTGTGGGTTCGCACACGGCGGAGTTAGCGCAGCGTTTTGGCCGGATGATTCGAAATCTGGTGGAGGACGAGCGGTACTCGGAGATATTTCCTGAGATGAAACTGTCGGTGGACAGTAAGGCTGCCGGACGGTGGAACACGGCCCACGGTGGGGAAGCCTTTTTCATTGGTAAGGGCGGTGCGATGACCGGTCGCGGCGGTGATGTGGTTGTGTTGGACGACATCTTGGATGAACAGGATGCTGTGTCTGAGACGGCGATGGAGAACACGTGGGAGTGGTACACGAGCGGCCCTCGTCAGCGTTTGCAACCGAATGGCGCAATCATTGTCATTAACACAAGATGGAAGACCGATGACTTGTCGGGAAGGTTGCTAAGGCAGCAGGGGCAGTTGAAAGCGGACCAGTGGGAGATATTGGAGTTCCCGGCGATATTGCCGAGTAACACGCCGCTGTGGCCGGAGTATTGGAGTCTTGACGAGTTGGAAAAGGTCAAGATGTCGATTGGTTTGAAGAAGTGGAATGCGCAGTGGCAGCAGCAGCCGACCAATGATGATGGGGCGATTCTGAAGCGCGAGTGGTGGCGCAAGTGGAAGCATGATGAGCCGCCGCACTGTGAGTACATTTTGCAGACCATGGATACGGCGTACAGCAAGAAGGAGACGGCTGACTTTTCCGTGATCGCTACGTGGGGCGTGTTCCACGCTTCTGCTGACTCTGGCCCTAATTTAATTTTGTTGTCTGTGCAGAAGGGGCGCTGGGATTTCCCTGAACTGAAACGTATAGCGCGGTCCGAGTACCTGTATTGGAATCCCGATAATGTATTGATCGAGGCGAAAGCGACGGGGACCCCGTTGCAGCAGGAATTACGGAAGATGGGTATTCCTGTGACGATGTATAGCCCGGGGGGTAGGAGGAGTGGGCAGGATAAGGTAAGTCGGGCGAATGCTGTGGCTCCGTTGTTGGAGAGTGGGATGGTGTGGTATCCGGAGGGGGAGGAGTTTGCGCAGGATTTGGTGGAGGAGTGCGCGGCGTTTCCGAACGGGAGCAATGATGATCAGGTGGATGTGACGGTCATGGCCTTGATGCGATTTAGGCAAGGCAACTTTGTGAAGTTAGATGAGGATGATGATTCTGAGCGGGATTTGGAGTCGCGGGTGATGGAGTATTACTAGGAAATATGGTAGCTTGCGGGCAGTCTTGTTGAGGATTTTGCCATGGCCGAAGAGAGCTTTGATAGGGACCGCATTAAACAATTAATCATGGAGCAGGCGACTGCCCGTGGGGTGGACCCGGCGGTGGCGTTACGGATCGCGGAGAAGGAGAGTTCGTTAAATCCGACGGCGAAGAATCCGAAGTCTTCGGCGTATGGGTTGTTTCAGATTATAGATCCGACGTGGGAGCGGTATGGGGGTACGAAGGAGAATCGCGGAAGTGTGTTGGACAATATCCGTATTGGGATGGACATTATTGCGGATAGCGAGCGGACGTATATAAAGAAGTTTGGCCGCGCCCCGAGTCCCGCTGAGCTTTATTCGATGCACTTTTTGGGTAGTACGGGGGGCCCTAGGGTTTTGGGTGCTGATCCGAATTCCCCATTGTCCTCGGTTGTTTCTCCGAAGGTGATAAAGCAGAACCCTGACTTGCGTGGCAAGACGGTGGGTGAGTTTATTGCGTCGATGCAGAAGAAGATGGGTGCGGTAGGGGATACGGCGTTAGCCCGCCGGTCTGTCAAGGAGCAAGGCTCGGGGACCGTGCCTATGCCGCAGGCTCCGAAGGAGACGATGCGTGGGCGTGAGCGGTTGCAGCCGTTGGCGCAGGATATGGTGAATCAGTTAGGGCCGAATTATCAGGCGGCGTTAGCTGCGATGGCGTTGGCGGATACGCGGGAGGATGATGAGGATGATGAGAATTCCTTGTCGCGCCAGTACCGAGATCAGATAGCCGCGCAGGAGACAGAGGATATTTTCAGTACGCCCCAGCGTATTGCGGGGTTGGAGTTAGGTGTGCAGTCGCCGTTCCCTGAAGAGCAGCAGCCGTTGATGATGAAAGATGGTGGCGAAGCACGTCTTTCCACTACTTTTGGTGAGAGCGCGGTGCCGGAGAATGCGGCGGCGGAGTATGCAAAGTTTTTGGAGGCTTCAAAAAAGTCTAAAGTGCCTGCGCCTTTGCCTGCCATGCTTAAAGAAAAAATCTTTGATCCGCTCACAAAAGGAGGGCTGCAAGAGGAGGGGGTGTACTACGACACCATGACTCCGCAGCCTATCACCTCTAAATCACCAACCACGTTATTTGCTGGCGTTCCCGGTGCAAAGGTAGTTGAGCTAGGAGGATTGCAAGACACTACCCTCGGCGGGTTTGTGTTTGCGCGGCCATCTAGTAAGGGGAAGATGGTAGAGGATGTAGTCTTTGTTGCCCCACCATACTCGAAAAGAGCTTCGGATATTTTATTTCGTAGGGCACCGGAAAGATGGGTAGAAAACCCCAATCAAGAGCTTGAGCGTCAGGTGCTTCTTGGCCATGAGACAGAACACTTGTTGAAGCGCCGTGGCAATCGGGACATTAACGAAACCTTTGATCAACTAGCAAAGCAAGCAAGAGAAGAGGACTTTATCGGGTCCTTCTTTAAAAAGCCTGCGTCTGCGTTACGTTCAAAATTTGTCAAGGATGCGGCAGGTTCTGCATCGTACTTAAAAGATAGATTTGGAGTGACGCTGCCCTCTTACTTTGATCCTAAGAAGGTAGGAAACTACACTTTCCATGAGCAGGTAGCGACACTTGCTGGCATTGAGCAGGCGTTTGGTGTGGATTTAACGCAGGACCCTGTGCTTCGTAAGACATTGTTTGAAGACCCGGATGTCCGCCGTGCGTATTCCGCAGTCACGGGCTTGCGTCAAACGCGACTAGACCCGAGAGACTTGCCGCCTTATACGTTGCAGCCCGACATTCCGTACAACCCAAAGGCAGCAGAGATTCGTACTAAGCCGGTAAAGAAGGCTAAGGGCGGTGAGATGTTTGCTGACCCGATGGGTGTGCCAGATAGTGGGCCAGTCACGGCAGATACTCGCAGAGCGCTGACCACGCGCCAAGGCTTGAATGCCGCTGAGATGATGCGTTTGTTCCAGAACGTAGGTCGGGAAGGAGTGAGCAATCTTGAATCTTTGGCTCGTGGGTCCGTATCTGCTGTTCCCGGTGTGGTTGGAGATATTGAGTCCATTTTTCGGGACGATAAGAATCGTCGCTTCGCCACTAGCAAAGAAGTCGAGCGACAGTACCTCCCACAGCGCCTAACCAAACCGACCAAGGAGTCGGAAGGCTTTGTTGAGTTGGGCACCTACATTGATCCAACCATTGCCAAGCCGGTGGCAAAAGCAGCGGCTAAGGCAGGTAAGGCGTTAGGCCCTACAGCAGCAGAGATGCTGGAGAGAGTCACACCGGAATTGGCAAAGCCGATGTACATCGTAAAGCCTACGGGGGGTACTCCGTATCCGGCAGGAATGGGGTCGAAGCTAGATGATTATCTTCTTCGCCTTCATACTGGGGTGACACAATATGGTGGGGAAGGACTAAAAGGCAAAGATGCCAAGAAGCTTAGCGAGTTCATTGATACAAAAGGACGCGATTTCTTTACAAAGCGATTTGCTAGTCCTACCGATCAAATAAGAGAAGCGTTGTTCGAGGGCCGCATTTCTTTAACTGGTAGTGATCTTGAGCTATTTCCAAAATCGTTGTTACATCACGCACGTGAGGGTTATCCACAGTGGATGGAGAAATTGGAAGAGACCTATGACAAAGCAACAGGAATGCGTGGGACACTTGTATTAAATCCCACGGGCACGGAAACCGAGGCGGACATAACTAACCGGTTTATTAATGCAGTCAACGCGGAAAAAGCAAAGCTTGCAAAAGAAGGTGCTTCTCCAGAAGAGATCAATTTAAAAATAGATGATGTCATGCGTAATGAGTTAGGTAAGGAGTACGGCTCTTCTGATGCAGCAAGAGAATTGCGTAAATTTTTGAAGGAAGAAAAAACACCGCCTGAGAAGGCTTCTTCCGTGATGTATGCGGCGATGAAGGGCGAACCTATCTACGATTTGGAAACAGCATACCCTCAAATGGAGTTTATGCAGCCAAACACAGTAATTCCTGCATTAGCATCGGTGGTGGATGATTTAGATCGGATGTCCTTCCCCGAAGCGTTGATAAGAGGATTGCAGAAAACAGATATCTTCCGTAATGAAGAAGCGGCAATTGCGAGAGAAGCAGATGGGAAGAAGGTTCCTTCCTCTCTTTTTGATAAAGGCGTAGCGCCCATTTCAAACTTAGGTGACTTTTCCTTAGTCCAAATAAAAACGCCATTTGCGGTTAGGTTGGAAGGGGCCGCGATGAAGCATTCGATTGGAAATTACGGGACCAATAAGGATTACGGTTTTGGCGGCAAAGATGCGTTTTTGGAAGGGTTCACCAAAGTTTATTCCATTAGAGATGCGGGTAACAGGCCAGTTGTTTCTATGGATGTAGCCGCACAGTATCGAACGCCAAGTATCGGTGAAATAAGATCTGTTTTTAATAGTGCGCCTAACGCAGAAGAAAAGCAGGCGGTGTTTAGGGCGTTTGATACGATCTTAAAAGATGAAGCACAAGAATACATGCGGATTGGTGACAGTACCGCCCTGAGCGACGCTTTGCCTGTCAACATTTATACAAAATCAAGGGAAGGCAAAACACTTCCTAAAGAAGACAGAATAAGTATTGATTGGTGGCAGGAATATACGAATTACCTGAAGAGGAAACAAAATGCCGATTGAACGCGTACAAAATCTGCCAGAAGGCGATGTGGAAGTCCTGATGGAGGGCGAAGGTCCTCTACCTGAGATCGAAATCGAGTTTGATGAAGACGGTGGTGTTGTCGTCAACATCGGCGAAGAGGAAGATGCTGAGGTTCCGTTCGACGCGAACTTGGCAGAGGTATTGCCGGAAGACGTGTTGAGCACCATGTCGCAGGACTTGATGATGCTGTATGAGGCAGACAAGTCTTCTCGTGATGATTGGGAAAAGCAATACGCCAAAGGTTTAGAGCTGCTTGGCTTCTCGATGGAGGAGCGCACCAAGCCATTTAAGGGCGCGTGTGGCGTGTATCACCCACTGCTGTCCGAGGCGATTGTGCAGTTCCAAGCACAAGCGTTGAAGGAGTTGATGCCTGCGGAAGGCCCTGTGCGTACACAAGTCTTGGGCAAAGAGACGCGTGAGAAGTTGATGCAGGCGCAGCGTGTGAAGGAGTTCATGAACTACCAGATCACGACCAAGATGCCGGAGTACACACCTGACTTTGATCAGATGCTGTTCTACGTTGGCTATGGCGGCTCTGCGTTTAAGAAGGTTTACTTCGATGCTGACAAGGGCCGTATGGTCAGCAGAATGATCCCAGCGGATAACTTGTACATCCCGTACAACGGCTCATCCGTCATGAGTGAGTGTGAGCGGATCACGTACCGCTTTCCTATGTCGGTCAATTCCTATCGCAAGGCAGTTGTGCGCGGGCAGTACTTGGATATTGCTGAACCGTCGTCCGTGCAGGAGACCACCAAGATTCAGGACGAGAAGGACAGGAAGGTCACGGGTGTTGTTCCTGCGGGGGACGAAGAAGAGATGATGTTCTTGGAGTTTCAGGTGGACTACGATCTGCCGGGCTTTGAGGATACGGATGAAGAGGGCGAAGCAACTGGCATCAAGCTACCGTACATCGTGACGATAGATGAGGTGTCAGCCAAGGTGATTGGTGTTCGTCGTAATTGGAAGGAAAAGGACGACATCAAAGAGCGTTGCGAGTACTACGTCCATTACTTGTTGGTGCAGGGTCCCGGGGCCTATGGCTTGGGCTTTTTGCATTTGATTGGTGGCTTGTCGAAGACGGCTTCGGCGGCACTGCGTCAGTTGACCGATGCGGGTACCTTGAGCAACTTGCCTGCTGGCTTTAAGGCCAAGGGTGCGCGGATTGAGAACGATGATGTGCCGATCTCTCCGGGCGAGTGGCGTGACATTGATGCGGGCGGTATGGAGTTGACGCAGTCATTGTTGCCATTGCCGTACAAGGAGCCAAGCCAGACGCTGTTTTCGCTGATGGGTTTCTGTGTGGATGCGGGCCGTCGGATGGCGGCAATTACCGATCTGCAGGTAGGCGACAGTAACCAGAATGCGGCGGTAGGGACGACGATTGCGTTGCTTGAGAAGGGGTCGTCGGTCATGTCGGCGATACACAAGCGCCTGCATTATTCCCAGAAGCTCGAGTTCCAGTTGTTGGCCAAAGGTTTTGCCGATTATCTGCCAGACGAGTACCCGTATGAGGTTCCGGGCGAGTCGAAGAAGATCAAGCGAAAGGACTTTGATGACCGTATCGACATTCTGCCGGTGTCCGACCCCAACATCTTCTCCGTCGCCCAGCGCATCACTATGGCGCAAACGGAGTTGCAGTTGGCGCAAAGCGCACCTCAAATGCACAACATGCATGAGGCATATCGCCGCATGTATGAGGCCATTGGGGTAAGGGATATTGATGGGTTGCTGACCAGTCAGGACATTGATAAGCCGAAGGACCCAACCAGTGAGAATGCGCAGGCGCTAGATGGTTCGCAGTTGAAGGCGTTTGCGGGCCAGCAGCATGATGCGCATATTATGAGCCATATCATGTTTGGTCTGTCCCCAATGATGGCAGCAATGCCAAATGTGGCGATTATTCTGCAAAAGCATATTTTTGATCACATTACCAAGAAGGCAGAGGAGTGGGTCGAGGCGGAATTGTTCAAGCAATATGGGACGGACCCCGATCAGTTGGTATCTCCCTTGCAGCGTGAGGCGATGATTGCGTTGAAGTGCGCCGAATTCTTCCAAGAGGTCAAGAAACTGCAGGATGAGTTGTCTGGAGCCAACCAGCAACCGCCTGATCCGTTGATTGAGTTGAAGAAGCAGGAGTTGGCGCAGGCTGCCCAGCGTGATCAGACCAATGCGCAGATAGATCAGGCACGGTTGTCCTTTGACCAGCAGCGTGAACAGAACGATATGGCGGTGGATCAGGCCAAACTGCAGCAGACTCAGGCGTTGGCTATGGCCAAGATGGACCAAAACGTCATGAAGATGGCCCAACAAGGAGGCAGAAATGCGCGGCAAACCTAAAGACCTTATGAAAAATAAGGGACAGATGCCCAAACGGGGCAAAAATGTTCCACGTGAAACATTGTCAGACCCTCGGGTGACCTATGTTTACCGCAAAGATGCATTTAAAAAGGTAAAAATCGCATAAAACACGTGTATTTTTATAAATACACATGCATAATTGTTATGTAGCCTTCAGATAGGGCCTGTACTGTCTGCGTACTTGGGGTAATCCATGCTTGAGTTTACTGAAAAAGTGCTCTACGCCGTCCGAAACCTAAGAAAACAGTCCGAAGAGATGATTGTTTCGGGTGGAGTCAAGGACATGGAACATTACAAGTTCCTGATGGGCAGGATAGAAGGCTACAAATTCGTCGAGAACGAAATCTTAGCGCTTCTCAAGAAAAATCCTGACTCATAAGGAACTATGTTATGACTTTGACAGCATTAGAAGAAAAATGGGCCAAAGAAGCGGACGAAAAGGAGCCTAGCCTTGACGACGCTTACTCAGAAGACGGCAGTCTTACTGTCGAAAATCTTGATGGCTCAGTCTTGGACCGTGTCCCACAGCCAACAGGCTGGCGTGTCGTCATTCTCCCCTACCGTGGGGCCGAAAAGACCAAGGGCGGTATTGTTCTGTCCGATCAAACCCGCGAAAAACAGCAACTGACCACGGTTTGTGGCTACGTTTTGGCTGTTGGGGACCTAGCTTACAAAGACGAAGGTAAATTTCCTAATGGTCCTTGGTGTCAAAAGGGCGATTGGGTAATTTTTGGCCGCTATGCGGGTGCGCGTATCGGTCTAGACGGTGGGGAAATCCGAATCTTGAATGATGACGAGATTCTCGCCCGCATCAACAATCCAGAAGACATTCTGCACATGTGAGGCCCTTATGACGAATACCGTACCTGATTCACAACTGGAATTTAATTTGGGGGAAGGCGAACAGGAGACATTGGTTGATGTTCCTGAGCTTGAATCGCCAGAAGAATCGCCCGCGCCGTCGGCAGCAAAGCCGGAACCTGCCCCAGAGACGGCTCAAAGCAAGCACAGCGAGGAACTAGATAACGTCAGTGAGAATGTGCAAAGGCGCATTTCCAAATTGACAGCAAAAATGCGGGAAGCGGAGCGCAGAGAGCAAGCCGCGCTGGAATATGCCCGTAGCGTTCACGCCAAGGCACAAGAGCTAGAGCAAAAGCTGGTGGTGACCGATACCAATCGGTTGAGTGAGACAAAAACTCGCATAACCACGCAGGCAGATCAGCTCAAGGCCATTATTCGCCGTGCTCGGGAAGAAGGGGACATTGATACTGAGACAGAAGCTCAAGAGCGGCTGATGCAGTTGTCATTGGAGCAGCAGCAAGTCAATTCATGGCTCCAGTACCAGCAACAGCAGCAAGCGCAGGCTCCGGCTCCACAGCCCGCCCCGGTTCAACAAGCCGCCCCTGCCAAACGCCCTCCAAGTATGAAGGCAGAGGATTGGGCCTCGAAAAATGAGTGGTTCGGTAAAGACAAAACCATGACATATGCGGCATGGGGTATCCATGCAGCCATGGTGGATGAGGAAGGATTTGACCCGGAATCTGACGAGTACTATACTGAATTAGACAACAGGATCAGACAGGAGTTTCCACACCGGTTTGCCCCTGCTCAACAGACTCAACAGAGACAACGGCAGAACGTGCCCGCCGTTGCTCCTGCGACCCGAAGTTCCGGGGTTAGTAGTGCACGCCGTTCGGTGAAATTAACACCGAGTCAAGTTGCTATCGCAAAGAAATTGGGTGTTCCTCTCGAGGAATATGCCAAATACGTGAAGGAGTAAGAAATGACCCAAGAGAAAATGACTATCGACCGCGCCCCCCGTAATTCACGGGAAAAGGAGGCTCGTCGCAAGCCTTGGACTCCTCCATCACGGTTGGACGCACCCCCTGCCCCTAAAGGATTTCAGCATCGCTGGATTCGTTCGGAGATCAATGGTTTTGAGGACAAGCAGCATGTTTATGGCCGTCTTCGTGAAGGCTATGAACTGGTGCGTAACGAGGAACTGCCAGAAGAGTACCGCAACACCCTGCCTACTATCGAAGATGGTAAACACGCTGGTGTGGTAGCTGTTGGTGGCCTTTTGCTTGCTCGTATTCCAGATGAGACTTTGGCGGAACGCAATGCACACTATGCCGGTAAGGCGCGGGATCAGATTCATGCGGTGGACAATGAGTTGATGCGTGAAAACGCTCACTCGACAATGCGTATCCAGAACCCCGAAAGGAGTTCTCGCACTACTTTTGGTAGTCGTTAAGACTATATAACCCTTTAGGAGCTATTCATGGCAAACGTCGATAAAGCCTATGGTCTCCGCCCTATGGGTAACCTATCTGCTACTGGTGCACAGAAGCAGTATGGCTACCTGATCGCGGACAACCAGTCGGGCGCAATTTTCCAAGGCGACTTGGTTACTATTGTTGGTGGTTATGTTGTTAGATTTGATGCAGCATCGCACACTGTTGCGGTTGGTGTATTCAACGGCTGTAACTACGTTGATCCAACTTCAGGCAAGCCCACATGGTCGAACTACTATCCGGGTTCCGTCAACATCACTACTGGCCAAATCACGGCTGATGTAGTTGACGATCCTAACCAATTGTTCACCATTCAAGCTGACGAAGATATCGTTCAAGCTGACTTTGGTAAGAATGCTGCTATTGCTTACACAGCAGGTAGCGTTGTTACTGGTGTCTCAGCCACTGAATTAGATTCTTCAACTATTGCTAATACCAATGCTGCTGGATTGGTGCTAAAGCTAGTTGGTTTGAATACACTACCGAGCAATGAATTGGGTTCTAACTTTACCCAAGTCATTGTTAAGATCAACAAGCATTTGTATGGCAGCGAGGGTGTTGCCAACGTCGCACCCACCTAATAGGAGCTAAATCATGGCTATTTCTCGTTCGCAACTAGTTAAAGAACTAGAGCCCGGCCTGAACGCTCTGTTCGGGATGGAGTACAAGCGCTACGAAAACGAACACGAAGCAATCTTCTCGATTGAGTCGTCGGATCGTGCGTTTGAAGAAGAAGTTATGCTGACCGGTTTCGGTGAGGCACCGACGAAAAACGAAGGTGCTGGCGTGAACTACGACTCCGCACAGGAATCGTTCACCGCTCGTTACACTCACGAGACCGTTGCACTGGCGTTCGCGCTGACTGAAGAGGCCATCGAGGATAACCTCTATGACCGTCTGGCATCGCGTTACACCAAGGCACTGGCCCGTTCGATGTCCTACACCAAGCAGGTGAAGGCAGCTTCGGTGCTGAACAACGCGTTCAACACCACTGGCCCATACAACGGCGGTGACGGCGTTTCGCTGTGTAACAGCGCACACCCAACCGCACTTGGTCCTAACTTCAGCAACGTGCCTACAACGGCCGCTGACCTGAATGAGACCTCGTTGGAACAGGGCATCATCGATGTAGCAGGCTTCACCGACGAACGTGGCCTGAAGGTCGCTCTGTCGGTTCGCCGCATGATCATTCCGAAGGAACTGCAATTTACCGCAGAGCGCCTGATGAAATCGACCCTGCGTACCGAAACCGCAGACAACGACATCAACGCCATCAAGTCGATGGGCATGGTTCCAGAAGGCTACTTCGTGAACCACTTCCTGACCGATCCGGACGCATGGTTCCTCATGACCGATGCACCGAACGGCCTGAAGATGTTCCAGCGTTCCGACATCAAGACTGCCTTTGAAGGCGACTTTGATACCGGTAACGTCCGTTACAAGGCCCGTGAGCGTTACAGCTTCGGCTGGTCCGATCCCCGTGCAATTTGGGGTTCAGAAGGCTACACCCCAGCCTAATTAGGGGAACGAGAAAAGGGGCCGATTGGCCCCTTTTCTTTTATTGGCAATAGTGTATATTGCACGTATTCCGGGGCTTCCCGGCGTATTCGACAGACCCGGCTGACGACATGCAGACGGATACGCCCAACTCGCATGTGAGGACAATATGGCGAATACTACGTTCACCGGCCCGGTGATCTCTGATAACGGTTTTATCGGTCCTGCGGCTGTATCTACCGCAACTGCTGCCAACACTTTGACTGCAGCCGATAGCGGCAAAACCATTTTCCTGAATTCGGCTACCGAATTTGTAACTACGCTTCCGCTCCCAGCAGCCGGTCTGCGCTTTACCTTTATCGTTAAAGCTGCTCCGGTAGGCACTGCTTACACCGTGGTAACCAATGGCGGCGCAAACATCATCAAAGGTCAGCAGTACAACGCGGCAGGCGCAGCGGGTGATACTGGCACCGCAGATGACACCATTACCTTTGTGGCAAGTTCCTCGGTTGCAGGTGACCGTGTAGAACTGATCAGTGACGGCACAAGCTGGTTTGCATACGCATTCTGCACTTTGGCTGCATCGATCCTGTTCTCTGCTACCTAATTAGGAGGTCGCCATGGGGTACATGAGCGATTTACAGAGTACCTATCGCACGACGGATGGGGCCATTTTTACTGGCCGTACCCGTATTAAGGCGGTGTATGTCTCTCCTGATGCGGGAACGGGTTCCGTATCGATTACCGATGGTAATGGTGGCACCGTTCTTTACAGAATAGACGTTCCTGCTGGCAGTAGTGCCATCTATATGTCACTACCGGAGGACGGTATTTTGTTTAAGAACGGGGCATACGCTGATCTAACAACTGTCATTTCGGCAACATTCTTCTGGGCATAAAGGATCAAATCATGATGATGAAAATGAACAAGCGCCGGAAGAAGTCCGGTATGAGCATGGATAAGGGCATGAGTTACGCCAAGTCCTCCAAAAAAGGCATGGCTGGCGACGATATGCTGTCTATGGACTCCAAGCCTATGAAAAAAATGGGCGGCGGTATGATGGGTTATGCCGCAGGCGGTATGGTCAGCCCTCGCAAGAAGATGGCCATGGGCTACGCTTCTGGAGGCATGGTTGAGACTGTTCAGTCCCGTGGTAATGGTGCTGCGCGTGGCAAGAAGACCCGTATCTGCTAATCATGCCTAGAAAGCGTGAAAACCCTATTGCAACTTCGGTCAAGTCGGGCAATTTTCGCCCGACTAAGTCCGGTGCTGGGATGACGAAGCAGGGGGTAACTGCTTATCGTCGTGCTAATCCCGGCAGTAAGTTGCAGACTGCGGTGACAGAGGACAAGCCTTCGGCCGCACGTGCGGCGCGAAGGAAGTCTTATTGCGCTCGTAGTGAGGGTCAGATGAAGAAGTTTCCAAAGGCTGCGGCAGACCCGAATAGTCGGTTGCGGCAGGCCAGAAAACGGTGGAAGTGCTGAAATGGAAGTCATGGTATGGAACATAGTACTTTCAGTCCTCCTTGGCTTGGTTGGGTGGGTTCTGAAAGAAAAGTCAGCCGAGGTTCATCGGCTGCAGGTATTGCTCAATCGCACTCGTGAAGAGATTGCGAAGGAATACGTCACAAAAGCGGAAGTCCACGCTGATATTAATCGGGTATTGGACAGACTTGACCGGTTGGAGATGAAGTTAGACCGGCTAATGGAGGCTAAAAATGCCAGCTAAAAGCGCCAAACAGAAGAAGTTGATGGATGCGGCAGCGCATAACCCGGCTTTTGCGAAAAAAGTTGGCATTCCTGTCAAAGTGGCAAAGAAATTCAGTAAAACCAGCAAGGGCATGACCTTTGGCAAAGGCGGCAGTATTAATCGCGTAGGTGATGCGGTTACGCCTAGTCGTAGAGACCCTGATATTGGCAAGATGGTAAAAGAAATCAAACCGCCAAGCGTTAAACATAGTGGCAAAGCGGGGTTGAACCAAGGCAGATTCGGTGGCTCAAAAGGTACTCGGTATGCTTCTGGCGGCATGGCGAAGAAAAAAGGATGCTAAATGGCAACCTCTGGAACAACCACCTTCAATCTGGAATTTGATGACCTGATTGAAGAGGCGTATGAGCGTTGCGGGCTTGAGGGTCGCGACGGCTACGACATGAAGACCGCTCGTCGGTCTTTGAACTTGTTGTTCCTAGAATGGGCAAATAGAGGACTCAATCTGTGGACGATTGAGCAACGGCAGGTATCTATGGTATTTGGGCAGGCGGAATACACGCTGCCTGCTGACACCGTTAACGTCTTATCTGCGGTGATTCGTACAGGTTCTGGCCAAACGCAACAGGACATTACGATTGACCGAATCAGCCAGAACGAATATCTCCATCTCCCGGACAAGAATACGCAGGCGCGGCCAGCGCAGTATTACGTTCAGCGTACAAGTAGCCCAAAACTCTTTGTTTACCCTGCGCCGGACAATTCGGAGCCATATATCTTCCGTTATTACGCCGTTCGTCGGATGGAAGATGTGGGGGCATATACGAATACCGCAGATGTAGTGTTTCGCTTTTTGCCTTGCTTAGCGGCAGGATTAGCCTATTATTTGTCTTTAAAAAAGGCCCCAGATCGCACAGTCATGCTGAAGCAGTTGTATGAAGAAGAGTTTGCGCGGGCAGCGCAGGAAGATCGGGATATTGCCAGTGTGTATTTAACGCCAGACTTAGGATATTGAGATGGCGGGGTATGCAACTGGCAAATATTCGTTAGCCATATGTGATCAGTGTGGCCAACGGTTCCCGTATTCAGAATTAAAGAAGGAATGGACGGGGTTTAAAGTTTGTCAGGAGTGCTACGAACCAAAGCACCCACAACTTGAGCCGAAGCGCGGGATTAATGAGCCGATAGCTATTTATGAACCGCGTCCAGAAAGTGTTTCAACGGTGACTGTTTTTGCAGGAGCCCCCGGAGATTCGTTGTTTGAATCAATTGGGATGCAACCTTCTCCTGTAGCACAGGCATTAATTGGCGGATTTAGTTTAGGCAGTGTTACGGTAGAAATCACATGAACTACACGGAACTTTTTGCTGCGATAGAGGATTACACCGAGAACACCTTTGCTTCTGGGGTGGTAAACACGTTTATCAAGCAGGCTGAAAAACGTATTTATAACACTGTGCAGCTTGCGGCCTTACGCAAAAATGTCACGGGAACAATGGCGGCTAGTAACAAGTACGTTCAATGCCCTTCGGATTTTCTTTCCGTATTCTCTCTTGCAGTGATTAAGCCGGACGGAGAATATGTGTATCTGCAGAACAAGGACGTAAACTTCATTCGTGAGATTTATCCTACTCCGACATCTACTGGGGTGCCAAAATACTACGCAATTTTTGGTCCTTCGGTTCAAAGCAGTGTGATATCGGATGAGTTGGCGTTTATTTTTGGTCCTACGCCTGCTGCTGCATATGGGATGGAGCTACATTATTACTACTATCCAGAATCAATCACGACAGCCCCGGACGGACAAACATGGCTAGGAGATAACTATGATCCTGCCTTGTTGTATGGGTCTTTGGTAGAGGCAAATATCTACCTAAAGGGAGAGCAGGACATGATGGCGTATTACGAGAAAAAGTTTCAGGACGCATTGGCGCAACTCAAGCGGCTGGGCGATGGCCTTGAGCGTGGTGATGCATATAGGGATGGACAAGTGAAGTACATGGTGACCTGATGAGTTTTACGCAAACATATACAAACTCTTTTAAGCAACAAGTCCTGCAAGGTAATCAGGACTTGGTGGGAGATACTTTGTATATTGCATTGTATACAGACCTCGCGACACTGGGCGCTTCAACGACGGCATATTCGACAACAAACGAAGTATCTGGGACAGGTTATACCGCTGGCGGGAAACCATTGCAGAACGCCACTATCGGTTTTTCCGGAGGCACTGCTTACATAGATTTTTCTGATGTATCGTGGCCGGGGGCTTCTTTTACTGCAAGAGGAGCGCTCATTTACAACACGTCTCAAAGCAACACTTCTGTAGCTGTGTTGGATTTTGGTACGAATCAGACCTGTAACAACCAAAACTTTACGATCAGAATGCCGTCAAATACGGCCACAACAGCGATTTTTCGCTTTAATTAAAAACAGGAGTTTCCTGCATGATAGGTGGCGGTGTGTTACTAGGGGATATTAAAGCGGTAGCCGTTTCGGGGCGAGGATTTACTCCGGAAGAGGTTGCCGAAATGGCGTTAGAAAAAATTGTATACATTGGGGAAAGTTCTCACCCGGTCATACGTGATCAGGCAGAGGCGTTTAAGACCCAAATACGTGAGGTATTGGTGCGGTATATGCGTCAGGCGGTAACTTCGCATAACACCACATTAGCAAATCGACTCCGTGAATCGGGGCATCCTGAATTGGTAAAACTTTTGGAGAATTGATATGCCTATCACTATAACCACTGCAATGCCGACATCGTTTAAGGTTTCTGTGCTTAGAGCCTTTCATGATTTCACGGCATCTACTGGTAATACATTTAAGCTGGCGTTGTTAAAAGCAACAGCGTCTGGAAGTGGCACCTTTGGTGCAGCGACTACCAACTACAGCGACCTTGGCTCAGATGAGCTAGGCAGTGGAAGTGGGTATACCACTGGTGGCAATACATTAACTTCGATTACTCCGACTTCGGATGGCACAACGGCAATCTGTGACTTTGACAACACGACTTGGTCAGCGGCTACGTTTACTACTTGTGGTGGTCTGATTTATAACTCTTCCACAGTCGGTGGTACGTCAGGACGCGCGTGTGCTGTTTTAAGTTTTGGCGGAGATCAGCAGGTAAGTTCTGGCGATTTTCAAATCCAGTTCCCGGCGGCTGCTGCTTCTACTGCAATTATTCGTATCGCCTGATAGGAAAAGAATGTGCCAAATCTTGTCAAGGCTTGGGATGAAGGTGCATGGGGGGATGCTACTTGGGGTGGCATCCCGGACACCAACATATCAGGCTGGGGAATTGGTGCGTGGGGCGATAGTGGTGTTAGTTGGGGTGGCATTATTGAGGCCACCGTTGTTATCCCGACAGGCGTATCGGGGACAGGTGATGTAGGAAGTGTTACTACAGTTGTTGCACCATCTATTACCGGGGTTTCCGGAGCGGGGGCGGTAGGGGATGTAACTACAACAACTGAAGATGTTGTAGTACCCACTGGGATAGAAGGAACAGGGCAGGTCGGCACGATTACGCCGCTCTTGACTTTCGCCCCATCGGGCGTACAGGGAGTAGGCCAAATTGGCAACTTCTCTGTGCAAGTCGATGATATCGTCATACCTATTGGGGTAGAGGGTATTGGCGCAGTTGAGAATGTAGTAATTTCAACTGGCCGAGTTATTACTGTTACGGGAGTATCCGGGGCAGGGGCGGTTGAGAATGTAGTACCTCAAGTGAGCATCACCGCAGTAGGGGTAGATGGCACTGGAGCGATAGGTGCGGTTGCGTTTTCAATAACCTCAATTTATGCTGTCACTGGCGTTGAGGGAACAGGTGCTGTAGGACAAGTAACTCCGTTCTTTGGAACCGCGATTGACGTTAACGGGGTTGCAGGAACAGGTGTTGTTGGAACTGTTTCACGGGTCGTTGAAGAAACTCCGAATGGCGTTTCTGGATTAGGGATAATCGGTACCGTTGTAGTTAAAACGGACGACAGCGTAACAGTTACAGGGGTATCTGGAACAGGGCAAGTAGGCTCAGTATTAATAGGCGGATGGACTGTGATTAATAATTACCAAGACCCTAACTGGGCGGTAATCAATAATTACCAAAATCCGGCATGGGTTGACGTTCAAGCAGCGTAAGGAAAAAACATGGCTAGTACTTTTTCAAGACTCAAGATTGAATTGATCGGTACCGGTGAGCAAGCCGGTACGTGGGGTCTCACAACGAACAATAACTTGGGCTCGTCCAGTACTTATCGAGGGCTTGAACAAGCTATTGTAGGTATGGCGACGCTGGAGACAGCCGACTTTACGTCGAACTCCTACACGTTGCCTTACACAGATAGCAACGATGCACAAGATTTCCGATGCCTTGTTCTTGATATCACGGCAACGCTTTCGGCTGCTGGCACGGTTAATGTCCCCGCAATTCAAAAGCCCTACATTGTGATGAACAATTCGGTTGGGGGCTACGCGGTGACAGTGAAAGTCACTGGTCAGACAGGGGTATCTGTCCCGAATGGCGCAAAAGTCATGTTGTATAACAACGGGACGGACGTAGGCGCGGCAGTCACTTACCTGACTACACTTACTTTGGGTAGCCCTCTTGCTGTAGGTTCTGGTGGTACGGGGATAAGTTCTGGTACATCAGGCGGTGTTCCTTATTTTAGTGGCACCTCGACTATTGCAAGTTCGGGGGCACTTGCTGCAAATGCTTTGGTAGTGGGTGGTGGAGCGGGTTCTGCGCCTTCTACGGTTACTACTGGGGCAAACGTCATAACAGCGCTTGGAGTCAATGTTGGATCGGCGGGAGCGGTTGTTGTAAACGGTGGGGCATTAGGTACCCCGTCTTCTGGCACACTTACAAATGCTACAGGTCTTCCTCTTTCCACTGGCGTGACAGGCACCTTGTCTGCAACGAATGGCGGTACAGCACAAAGTACTTACACTACGGGCGATATTTTGTATGCTTCCGCAACAAATACGTTGAGCAAGCTGCCAGTAGGTACTACAGGTCAGGTGCTTACGATATCAGCAGGGGTACCCGCATG